TGCCCGCAGACAACTACGTCTTCGGTAATTCTGAAGCGTGGTTAGCCGGGCATGAGTCGTTGACGTTTTTGGCGAAAAAGGATGAGTCACCCGTAAGGGTGATCTTTGTCCCTAAAACGCTTAAGACGCCGCGAGTCATAGCCATTGAGACTGCCCATATGCAATATAGCCAGCAAGCGCTGATGCGCGCGTTGGTTTACGGCATAGAAGCAGACCCCCTTCTCGGGGGCTCTATCCATTTTACGGATAGCTCTGTCAATGGCAGTCTAGCTCGAGAAGGTAGCGTAACAAGGGAGTTGGCGACGCTTGACTTAAGCGAAGCTTCCGACCGAGTCCATGCTGCACTCGTCTCTGATTTGTTCGGTTCATCACCGATCCTTAGGCAGGCTATATTTGCCTGTCGCAGTCAGAAGGCGAAGCTTCCTACAGGGGAAGTCATTTCCCTCAAGAAGTTCTCGAGTATGGGATCCGCGTTATGCTTCCCTGTAGAGTCTATGGTTTTCTTTACCATATGTCTCATGGCAGGGGTGTTAGTGACCGGTTGCCCAATCACCAAGCGGCACATCGAGGGGCTATGCTCCAAGGTGACCGTATTTGGGGATGACTTGATTGTCCCCAGTTCCTGGAGGTATGCGTGTCAAGGACTGCTCGAATCCGTGGGGCTCAAAGTGAACCAGGCGAAATCTTTCTCGTCTGGATATTTCCGTGAGTCCTGCGGTGTGGACGCGTACAAAGGCCACATTGTGACCCCCGTGTACGTCCGTAAGAGCATGCCGAAGACAAGGCACGATGTAGATGAAGTACTTTCGGCTGTGGCTACCTGTAACCTTTTTTACTTTAAAGGCTATTGGAAAACCGCGGCGTTCATGAGAGAATCTTTAGAGGCCCTTTTTGGTCCTCTTCCTCATGTGAAGGATACGTCGTCTGCGCTAGGTTGGAGATCCGTCCAGAATAAATATTCCATCGAGAGATGGAATGGGACCCTTCAGCGCTTCGAAGTACGCGGTAAAACCGTGCAACCGAAGATGCAAAAAGACCCACTGGACGACTACGACAGGCTTCTCAAATTCTTCCTGGGAAAGGCCCAATCATCGCAAGATGGTCGGGTACCCCC